AGGATTCATTGATGCTGATGGTAACTTCCTTGAACGTAAAGATGCCCTTACTAGGGCTCAAGAAACTGGTCAAGTAGCAAAAGGTAAGAAGCTAGATTTTCCTGATGAGGGATTGCATAGTGGTGACTTACGTGATTCTGGTGATCCTCGTTTCCAAATAAAGGAAAAGAAAGTACGTACTGAGGAGCAAGTTCGTGAAGAGCTTGTTGATGCCGCTACTGATGCTCACATGCAAAAGATTAGTAAAGCATTTGATCTTCCTGAGTTGGTTACTGATATTAAAGGACGTAAACTACAGGCACCTAAATCTTTAGGTTTAGAGAAACTTCCTGGTGTTGTGAAAGAAGAGCCTACTAAATATGCTAAATGGGCAGAAGATCTTAAAGATACTTTAGGTGTTCTAGTTCGTGGTGAGATTAAAGATGGTCTTGATACCCATTTTAAAGCTTTAAAGATGTCTAATGATATTATGCCATCTAAAGAAGGCCGTGAGCGTGTTTGGCGTGCAATTCAAGAAGGTAGGGCCGGTGAACTTACTGGAGATGCTAAAGAGTTATACGAATATCACAAAGCAAAAGTACAAGAACTTTGGGAAGCAGCTAAAGACCTTGGTGTTATTGAGGGATATATTGAGGACTATGCAGCACGGCATATTGATATGGAACATCTTTCTCCTGCTGAAAAAGAAGCGGTAATGAAAGAGATTGGTAGTGCTTATCCAGCGCTGCGCCCAACCACAAAGCATAGTAAGACACGTACTGTGACAGACTTTGGTGAGCTTAAAAAGATTATGGATAAACATGATCTTAAGTTTACAACTGAGGATTTAGCTGAGTCATTTAGATTATATGCTAATTCTGTCTTACGTGCTATTCGTGATACTAGAAAGTTAAATGCTTTAAAAACAACACGAGTAAGTGGTCTTCCTGTTCTTATGGAAATTGGTGGACGTGAAAAGATTCCACCAAACTACAAGCCTGTAAAAGGTGCTGGTATATATGAGAACTATGCTGTTCATCCTGATATCTATGATGCTGTAAAGCATCTTATTGGTAGCAATGATCCTGGTGTAATCCTTAAAGCTGCTTCTACTTTATCAGGAGCCATTAAACGGGTTGCAGTGGGATTCTCATTGTTTCACTATGGTACATTGAACGTAGCTAATTTCCTTAGCAATAAACCAATGCATAGTCTTGAGTCTTTTCTTAAGACAAAGGGCGGTTTAAAGCGTGAGAGTTTACTTAAAGATCCTACTACAGGTCTTTTAAGTGAGGAAGCTAAGTTTCAGATTGATAACGGAGTTACATTCGGTATTATATCTGACTCTGGTGTTGGTGCTATGGATGCTATTGCTAAGGCTGCTGATAGTCTTCTTGGTAAGGTTACTGGTAAGAACTACAATCTAATCTATAAGGCAACTGAACCAGCTCGTAAAGTACAAAAAGTACTTGATCATATGACATGGGAAATTACTCATGATGGATTAAAGTATCTTGCTGCACAAAAGAAATTAGAGATGGCTAGATTAAATCATCCAGACATTCCAGATGCTGTTCACATGAAAGAGATTGCAAAGAACATTAATAATACATTTGGTGGTCTTGATTGGTTTAGTGTTGCACGGGAAGGTAATAGTAAACTGACAGAGAAGCTTAAGATGGCTGCTTATAGTCCTGAAGGACGTATGGGCTTGCAGGTTCTTATGTTTGCTCCTGATTGGACGATGTCTACTGTTCGTGCTGTTACTCATGCGTTACCAGAGAAAGCTTTTGCTCCTGCTACTTGGGATTTATCAGCTGGATTACAAGGGTTATTACATCCATTAACTGAAGGTGATTATTCTAGACAGTATATGGCTAGGTTTGCTTTCACATCATTAACACTTGCTAATGGTCTTAACGTTGCTTTATCTGGTAAGTATATATGGGAAAATAAAGATCCATTTACTGTTGATCTTGGTGATGGTACATTCCTTAGTCCATTTAAACATGCGGCTGAGTTCTATCATTGGATAACAGATTTTGATAAGACATTTTATAACAAGCTTGGTTGGTTGCCTAAACAACTTACTGAAGCAGCTTACGATATTCGTAAAGACACCCCACTACAAGAGCGATTAAAGAATCTTGTTAAGGGTACTGCCGTTCCATTTACTGGATCTTCTGCAGTAGACGCCAGACGAACACCGGGTGAGTCAGCATCTGCCTTTGTGGGTATGCCTATTACAGGTGTTAAGGATAGACCAATGCCTAATTGGGAACGTATGAAGAAGAACTTTCAACGTAAACTTGGTATTAAAATTAAAGACGATACGGATAAAGAATGAAGATACTAATCATCGATGCATCAGGTGTATGCCTAGACTTTGCTTTACGATGCCAGAACTATGGTCATCAAGTAAAGTGTTTTATTAGACACAATAAGGATGGCAGTCGCTCGATGGTCGGTGATGGTGGACTCATTGAAAGAGTCTCTGAGTGGGAGAAGTATATGAACTGGGCAGATCTAATTTTCTGTACAGATAATATCTTTTACATTCATGGCTTGGAACGTTATCGTGATAAAGGTTATCCAATCATTGGTCCATCTATTGATACCAATCGTTGGGAACAAGACCGCATGCACGGTGCAGATGTAATGGAGAAGGCTGGTATTACAACCATCCCATCCACAGTATTCAAGAATTACGATGAGGCTATTAAACACGTAATGGATAATCCAAAGCGTTACGTTAGTAAGCCTATCGGTGATGGAGCCAAGGAACTATCTTACGTTGCTAAATCAGCAGCCGATATGGTCTTTATGCTACAGAAGTGGAAGAAGAGTAACGCATACAAAGGCGACTTTATCCTCCAAGAGTTCCACGGTGGTGTTGAATTTGGCGTAGGTGGCTGGTTCGGACCTGGTGGTTTCAACAAGCAGTTTTGTGAGAGCTGGGAATTTAAGAAGTTAATGAATGATGATCTTGGTGTCGCCACAGGCGAGCAAGGTACTATCGTTCGCTATACCTCCGAATCTTACTTGGCAGACCAAGTTCTCAAACCGCTTGAAGACTTTCTTCATGGCTTAGCATATACAGGTTATATTGATGTTAATTGTATCATTGACAAAGATGGCTTTCCTTGGCCTCTTGAGTTTACTATGCGACCAGGCTGGCCGCTCTTTCAGATTCAACAAGCACTGCATAATGGCGACCCCGCTCAGTGGATGCTCGACCTTATCAACGGTGAGGACACACTACGTACCAGCAAGGCAATTGCTTGTGGCGTTGTTATTGCTATCCCTGATTATCCTTATTGCAAGATAAGCAAGAAAGATAACTCTGGTTATCCTTTGTTTGGCTTGACAGAAGAGGACGTAGTCAACGATGTTCATTGTGCTGAAGTCATGTGGGGTAAAGCCCCAAGCATGTGTGACGGTGAAGTTAAGATGAACACACCTATGTTTGTTACAGCAGGTGATTACATCTGTACTGTATCAGGTAAGGGTGCTACTGTAAGCGATGCTCGTGATAAGTGCTATGGTACTATTAAGAAGAAGATTGAGATTCCTAATAGTGTTATGTATCGTACTGACATTGGTTGTCGTTTAGAGAAACAACTGGACGTGTTACATGAACATGGCTACGCTACTGATTGTGATTGGGAGTAATTATGGCTAAGAATTTGCTCCCCCCAATCCCACAAACACCTATTGGTGAAGAGTTCTCTTGGCGTGATTGGTTTAGAAACCTTGGTAACTACATTCAAGTAGCACAGACTGGTGGATCACCTTGGACTATTATTCAAGGTGGTACAGGATCAAGTACTGCAGCAGGAGCACGAGCTAACTTAGGTATTTCTACCGTAGGTCACACAGGAGCTTATGCGGATCTTACTGGTAAGCCTACAGGTTATAGTGGTACAATAATAACATCTAAGTTAACCCCTATTACTGGTTCTAATGGTAGTATGACTTTTGTCAATGGTATCTTAACATCTCAAGTACAGGCAACATAATAGATGAAGACATCACAGCAAGGTATTGAACAGATCAAGGAGTTTGAAGGCTTTAGATCATTCCCCTATCCAGATGTGGGTGGGAAGCTATCAGTAGGCTATGGACACCTTATAGTCCCTGGAGATGGATGTGTAGCAGGCTCTCCCATTACTATGGGACAGGCTACAACACTACTTACAGAGGATGTTGGTGAAGCAGAACGTTGTATAAATGCAACAGGAGTTGTTGTAAATCAGCAACAGTTTGATGCTCTTGTGTCGTTTACATACAACCTAGGTACATCAAACTTCCTTAAGTCTACTTTGTTAAAGTACCTTAAAGAGGGTGATATGGAGTCTGCTGCTATGGAATTCCCTAAATGGGATGAAGTAGACGGCAGAGATAATGAGGGGATCTTGAAGCGCCGAATGGCAGAGAAGAGATGCTTTGAAGGAGAAGGATATGTGGGATAAGATTAAGGCGTATGTCAAAGGAGCCTTTAAGTCCAAGACAATGTGGTTTAGCGGGCTTATAGGGGCCCTAGGAGCTCTTAACGATAACTCCCAATACCTACATGCCATGTTAGACGATGTGAGCTTTAACGAGCTTATGATCGTTATTTCACTGGCTATTGCTCTTCTACGGATTCTCACGAATAAGTCATTGGTGGACAAGTAATGTTCCCACTACCGATATCCGTATATGTTTATGCTATTATAGCTCTTGTAACTGGTGGTAGTTTGTGGTATGGACACCACGAACATAATGCTCTTGTTGCATATAAACAACACATAGCAGTCGAAGTCCAAGCGCAGACCGATAAAGTAGAACAGGAAAAGAAAGATGCTCAAACAGTTACCACTAATATTGTTGACGCTTATGCCGCTGCTCTTAACAGGGTGCAACACGATGGTTCCAGCGGAATGTTACGTGTTCCCAACACCCCCAGCCCAGCTTATGGCACCGTCTGCACTCCAGACTTTGTCAACGCAGCCAACGAAACAGAAATCCAACTAGAATACCTGAAGCAATGGGTAGAGGAACAGTGTAGGATTGGTTGTCAGAAGCCATAGAAAAAGCCACCTTTGCGGGTGGCTTCTTTATTTGTACTACGACTGTTGTTCAGTTACAACATGTTCTGCAGGCTCTGTATCAGGTTGCGGTTGTAGTGCCTGTAACTGTGGAATAGCTTGAGCTTTAATCTTGTTAACAAGCTCTTCACAGACTTCCATAGGAAGCTTACGTAAAGCACCTACAATTAACTCTACTTCTTGTACTGTATGGGTTAAATTAATCATTCTTTTTCCTCATGTTGATTAGTACCACGTACGACTTCACAAGGATAACTGTCTTCCGTCTTTTTAGCTTTAAAGATCTGATCCCAATTGTTGTCAAACGTCTCTTGGTCTTGCGGGGCAATAGGCTTGTCGCCTTTGCCACCGTCATGTCTACTTCTACGCATTACTTCTCCGTCATAAATATTACTCTAATAAAGATTAGATGGAAGATAACAATGGTGTACATTTTATTATTTTCGTCATAGTCATCAATGTATTCAAAGCCCGCTACCAGGCCTCGAATAAAGTCAAATGATATCTCACACATATTCACAAGCTCCATTTACACAAGCTAATTCATGGTGATTGATTGTAGAGTCATCTTCTTCGAATGCATTAAACTCATCCCAACTAATTTCTGGGAATGATGCTTTAGCCGCTTCATAGACTTCTTTTGTACAATCTTGATATGGTGCTTGTTGATATGAGTGATCATTGAAGGGTAGGAAACTGACCCCCCCTACATCATCAAAGTTCTTGTAAACCCAGGCACCTACTTCCATCCACTCCTCTTCACGCACATATACTGTAATAGAGGGATTGTGTTCACACCAGTATTGTTTGAACTTAAGGTAATGTTCAAGCTGTTCTACAGCTGACCATTGCTTACGTAAGACTGATCCTTCAGGAGCTTTTTGTGGGAATGAGAAGACAAGGTTACTCTCATTCATTACATCAACTTCTACTGGTACACCTTTTTCTTTAAGGAAGATAGCAAGTGGATCTTTTATATCTGCACGTACAGTGCGAATGTAATAATCACTATGTCTAGGATGAATACCACTAGCCGAGTCAACCAACTGACTAACTGTACCGCTAGGCTTAACAGTAGTAATAGCAGCAGACTGTGGAATGCCAAGTTTAGTGGACCACTCTTTGTTAGTTTCAACACAAACATCTTTAAGGTGTTTGAGAGCTGTTTCACTTACTTGCTGCCCAAACAAGACATTGTCGAGGATTCCTGTGAGGCTAACCCCAAGGAGCCGTTCTTCTTCTGCGTTTCTTTGCCAGACTTTCCGAATGTACTTGAAATCGGTGAGAGTCGACTGAAAAGTCCCAAGGATTGTAGCAATGCGAACCTTTCTAGATACGTCTTCGATAGTGTCGCTTGCTCGTATAACAGCCTCAGTAAGGTTGCAGAATCCGCATGGTCTGAGAATGATTTCACCGCAAGGGTTTGTTCCAAATTCGTAATCAGCTTCTCTGCGTCCTGTAGCTGCAGCTTGCAATTGTGCAGATACTCGGTTAAAGATGCCACGTTCTCCAGATTTTGATTCATATAGTGATTGCCACTCTTTCATAAAGATGCCGATGTCCGGCTTTTCAGTGTAAGCTACTGAGTTGTTAGCTAATGCTCGTTGTTTTTCATCTTCCCACCAAGCGCCATTCTTGGCGTTACGCATACGCTCATCCGTCAGATT